CCACGGGTGTCTGCTCCGCGCAAGACGTTGGCAGCCTCGCCAAGCGTATTGGCTCCAGCTGTGATCGCGTTTGCACCACCTTGCAGGTAAGGGGCGTATGCCCCAATCCCTGCGCGGCCCGCGGCCATTGCATCGAGCTGGTCTTGCTCCATGCCCGCGACTTGGTACGCAGGTAGTTGAGCAGGACCAAGGTTTTGCGCTGACTGCATCAGCGCAAGCTTCATGTCCTCAATAGGTTTCGCCTCTCGGACTATTTGTTCGGTGATGTCTGCCATTGGTTATCCCCGTGAGGCGTTGCGTTCAAGTTGATGCATCAGAGCGTACATTTTCTTGGCTCCGGCCCTTCTGCTGCCTTTGCCTGCACCACGTACCGCCTTAGCGGTCATGACGAACTCTCCATCAGAGAGCATGGCGGGGATTGAATCGGACTTCTCGGTCCCCGGTCCGCTGACCTGTCCTGTACGGCGAGGATACCCGCCCTGTGCCAAAGAAGCAAGGCCTTGCATGGGGTAGTTCACGCCGCCGCCCTCAGCAAAACGGGGAGGGGCCATCAGGTTGGCGTACATCGAAGAAGTGTTGTACGGTTGAGCAACCTGTGCTGAGCCCATGGCTCCTGGGGCAGAAGAGTACAAAGGAGGCAGGCCTACACCAGGGTCGCCAAGCAGGGATTTTGCAGGGACCCGAATGTCGTCCATGGTGGCGGTAGGGGTGTAGGGCTGGGACCCGATGATCTTTCCCCGATCGTCGTACTTCACGCCTTTCAAGCCCTGTATATAAAACTGGTCAGGGCGGTCTTCAATGGTCGGGCGGTCTTTGTCCCGATCCAACAAGTCCTGAGCTGTCTCAGAAAGCTGGGGCTGTTTGGCCTGGAAGCCCCCGCTCAAGCCCATGATGCCCAGGCCTGCGCCGACTGCGGGGCCGTAGGTTGCAAGCATCCCGGGCATTGCAGCTGAATATGCTTTTCCCAAAACGGAAGAAGCAGGGGCATTCATGACCTGCTCGGCAGTGGCAGTGGGAAACTGCTTGAGCACCTTGCCCATAGCGTCTTGCTGCCCGGCCTCTTGAATGCCAGAAGGAGAGATATTCCTGTTGTAGAAATTCTTGATGTCGTCCGTGTACGATCCCGCCGCAGGCGTACCACCTGCCACGGCCCCCGGATCACGGGCCACGGTATCGGCCATCTGCTGGGTGTATGGAGCTGGGGAGGCAGTTGGAACAGGGCCTGCACCCGGGAGAGAGGCAGGGGTATTTGCCGCCATCCGGGCGGCGTCATTCTGCTGGATAAAGCTCCCTAGTGAATCGGAATCCGGCACGGGCATCTGGTTGGCACCAATACCAGCGGTCACGTCGCCTGTGGGCACGGGGGCCGCGCCAGATGGGTCTAAGCCAGGGACCGCGGCTGGTGCGTCCACGACAGGAGCGCCGCCCATGCCAATGGCGTCTTTAAACGTGTCAAATTGGCCGCCGACTGTTGTTGCTCCGGTATAACTGCCGGAGGCGAAAGCATCCGCGCCGCCCATGATGCCAGCGCCAGCGCCCGCAGTCAGACCGCCAACTGCGCCCGCTTTCAAGGCATCCTTCAGGTTTCCTCCAGCGGCCAGTGTGGAACCGGCAGAGCCGATAAAGCCACCGACTGCGGCTACGCCTGCAGCAGAGGTCACCCCCAGCATACTGGCGGCGGCAGGGCCTAAGAAGAAGCCCAGGGCCACGGTCAGGACTATTCTGCCCACGGTGCTCTTGGCAAAGCGCTTTACTTCTTTTGCAACTTTGCTCACTACGTCCTTGACCGCCTTGGCGACGGCCTTGAACGGTTTTGTAATCGCGTCCCCGAGTTTTTTATACCACTTCTTGAATTCAGGAAGGCCTGTATCAGGGTTGATGGTTCCCGAGCCGCCCCGGCGACGCAGCATGCGCGCTTCGGCAGGGGTAATGTGTGCAAGCATCGTATCGCCGTCGCGGCCATAACTGGCAATTGCTTTGGCGATTGGCTTGAGCTCGGCAATGCCCCCCTTTGCAAAGGCCTGAACCCCTGTGGGTTCTGCAAGCATTTGGTCAACGGCCATGTTAAACGCGGCAAAAAACTCAGGGTCAAACTGCTCAGGCAACAGGTCCTCGGGCACGCCCTCGCTGATGTAGAAGTCCCGCATCTCTTGATAGTCCGCAGGGTTCTCCAGGACCTGGTCCATGAGGTCGTTTATGGCGTCCAGTATTTCCATAGGCAAGCTGAGACCTTCAAGGCCTTGCCGGAACGCTGCCACTGTCTGGGGGTCTACCTGCTCGGCCCCCGCCAGCATCTCATTTGTGAATTCCTGGGGAGAAATTTGCTCGCGCATCTGCTCAAAGATGGCTGTCTCGTCGGGACTAGGGCCCTGTGCAGCCATCTCGGCAGGCATAGCCATTTGTTGGGGTTGCATAGTGTTTTCCTTACGCCTTGGTTGGCAGGTAAAAGTGGCGAAATCGTATCATGTTTGACCCTTGTTGCGCCATAGTCAGGGCAGCCGGGAGATGCAGTTGACCGTCATGATGACGGACGGGATTTCTGGGCGGGTTGGGCTGGTTCCTGCCGGGTAGTGCTCCAAGAACACGTCGGTGCTGCTGGCCCACCATTTGATCGTCAGGTATTCGGTCTGCGGGTTGGCCACTGTGAAGATGCCCGTAATGACTGGAACAATGTGCGCCCAGATAGAGACGCTCTTGCGAGCAGGGATGTCAAAGCGGGTGTTAGACAGCGGGTAGTTGGTACCGTTGTACCCAGCCCAGACCTCAAACTCTTGCACAGCGTTACTGCGGTTGGAGACCTGAAGGCTGAACGTCACCAAATACTGGCCTGGCTTTTCAAACCAGATCTCATCCCCGTTTCGGACCTCAATGCCCTGCTGAATGATGGGCTGGTTGAAGCTTAGTTGATTGGCTACGGTTATCCCGGCATTCGTCTGATCCTGGTCGCTCATCAACATGGCGTGAGGCGTCTGCAGGAACGCTGCCCCATCCCGGCCCACAATGGTGGAAACCGTGCTGTTGAGCTGGTTGAAATACAGACGCAGCACGTTGTTGTACTGGTCGTGAAATGGCTGCGAGTACTCCCCCGGTGCAAACGGTAGAGCCGGGGGCGCAGGGGCCTGGAGATCGGCCATAAATCTACCTTCTCCCGTCCGGGCGCAAATCAAGCCGGAAGGCACCCATCTGCCACGCCACGCCAAGCGTCGTGCTGTCAATGCGCAATGCCATCTGACGGCCCCTGACCCGTGGGTAAACCTGCCCAGTGAACTCTTCAATCGGGAAGACCGCCGTGCGGGTGATGCCAGCACTGTTGGAGCCGCCGACTGATGCCGGGTTCGTGTAGCCCGCACCGGAGTTCCTCAGTGGTAGCAGCGTCATAGTCACGCTTGGAGACATGCCATTGTTGGTCGAACCGCGGAACGTGATATCAGGCAACGCCCTCCAAACAAAGGAGAAGTTGTGCCCGTCGTTCAAGTCAAACTCAGCTGATGCGATATAGGCCTCAATCGGGACCAGCGCATCCCCCGTACCATCATCGTTCCCGGTCTCATGATTCACAATGTTATTCACGTAGGTCGCAGCAATCGGGCCGCTTTGCAACCCGCTGTCCAACCACGCTGTGCGGCCCATCGTTCCATAGTACCAGATGTCTTCCCCGTAGTTGTAGACCACGTACTTGTCTATCACCACTGAGTCGGCGGAGCAATAGAACCACCAGACCTCGTTGAAGCCTTCGTTTGTGCCGCAGCACACCTGATCCATTTGGAGCGGGTTGATGTCGTCAAAGATGTACTGGCGCAGGTCGCAGCGCAGCGTCTGAGTACGACCGTCGTACTTGTAGAACTTGTCCAAGCCCATCCAGTACGTCACGCCCGAAGCAATGGCAGCCGCGTTTGGACTAGCGATGGAAATGTTGTCTCCGACAAGCTGCGCGCCCCACACAAACGGAGCCCCCAGGTACTGCAGTGAATAGATTGCCGTGTCGGTCCAAACCAGCACCTCCTGGCGCGACTGTAGTGCAGTGATAATAGAGGAGCCAATCGACAAACGAAGACTACCTGCCTGCGTTGTCGCCGACGGGGTCCAGTTTAGGTAGTCTTCCTGCTCGGACCAGCGGATCAACAAGGGGTCCAGCGTCGAAGAACCTATATCCGTGGTTCCAAACGCAAAAACAAACCGGCTGACGTCTGATACAAGCACTCGATTTGCTTTGGTCGGGACGTCCGAAGCGCCCAGTATGAGCGCGATGTCCTCCCCGCGGTTGTTAAATACCCCGCCTGAGGCCTCCCAATAATACAGGCCCCCGCCGCGAGGATTGAAGATCAGGTCCTCACCAAAGTTGCTTTGGCTCCACAAGCGCAACGCGTCTGAAGAGGATACGCCCACACCCCACGTACCGAGGCCCCATCCGCCTGCACCCCACCCAGTCAAGGGGGATTGAAAAGCAGGACCCACGTTGATTTGATACGCCGCAGTGACCGTGCCTCCGCCAGTGGCGGTGGAGGATGCGTTTGAGGATGCGGTGATGGTGTAGGTAGTCCCGACGTCGTACGAAATTTGGTACTCGCCGTTGAGCGTCAGGCCCCCTACGGCAGTGGCCCCGGAGAAGGTCACGAAGTCTCCGTCAATGTACCCGGCTGCAGCATCCGTCACTTCAACAATTGGAGAGCCCGAGGTGGTGGAGAACGGATTGGTCAGTGTCTCTGTGTCGCGCAGTGGGGTAATGTCGTAATATATGCCGCCCTGGTCGATGTAGAACTTGAGGTTTGTTCCAACGCCAATCAGGTTGTTGCCCCCCAGGGTGACCCAGTTCCACAGAGAACGGCAGATGCCCAAAAACGTATCGCCAGAGCGACGGGCCCATCCCCCAATCTTCTCGGGAGTGCCCTGGCGAAAACGCACCTTGTCCCCGTCATACCACCCGCCTTCATTGGTATAGCGGGTGTTTTCTCGGTTTATCCCCGGTTTGAGCAGTATCTTGGAAAGTGGCATCGTTTACCTCAGTTTTCCGGCATTTTCGCACTTAACTCAGGAACAGCGCAATCTCTGCCTTGCGGCGGCGCACCAGACCCGGCAGGACTTTCCCGCCAGCCTTGGACCAAGCCAAGAACGCCTCGGCTGCACCCTCCCAGTCCTCGCGCAGAATCTTCTGCCGGATGGTGCTGCGCTGGAAGTTGCCGCTTCCTACATTGAAGGCCAGAGCGACGCAAGCGTCAAACTTGCGCTGATGGCCAGCCAGATTGGGAGCAAGTCGAAGAACACTGCGTTCAAAAGAGACGAGATCATCTTTGAAAATCTCAACCAGTTCCTCTTTCGACCAGACCCGGCTGTCCTCGGGTTTGAGTTGGTAGTCATCGCGGATCATCCCGGTGTATGTTCCTGTACGCACGTTGGGCAGGCGCAACTGATCGCCATACATGGCGTGGCCCCACCCCACTGTCCAGATTTTCGCACTGCATTTATATGGCTTGTTCCGGTAGCCTTCAAATTCGTGCATCAAATGGATGCCTTTGTCCGAAGTTTTCACTTCTTGCTCCAGCCGCGTGAGCCAAACCAAAAGCCGATGATTCCGCCCAGCATCGCCATCTCATCGGCGCTGAACAGCAGGTCGGCGTACTTCACAACATCGTCAATGCTGGTAATCAGGTCAGGATGGTTCCACAGATAGACCGCCATGAAGGCATTGATGGCGCACAGCTCAAACACAAAGATGTATGTCACCGTGGGGCGCACAGTGCCCACGTAGTTAGCCACCCATGTGGATGCCTTGGCAAGCACTGCCTTGTCGTGCTCTTGAGCGCCTTGCACCATGCCAGCTTCGGCCTCGGCCATCTGCGCTTGGGTCTGCATGGCGACCTGCTCAGTGCGGATTTCTTCGATCTTGGCCTGCGCAGCAAAACCAGCAGCGGCCATTTGCAGCTCGCGTTCGGTCTGCATCTGCGCCAGTGCCAGTTCGTGCTTTTGGTCAGCCTTGTTCTGGAAGTACTCCAGCAGCTTTGGC